ACAGGAAACGGTAAACAAGGCTGGTAACGCCGTTCAGCGTTCCGGCGATAAAATGACCGGAGAACTGAAAATTGGAACGATGAATGCGCTGCGAATTTTTAATGATGCCTTCGGTCTTATTTTCCGCCGTTCAGAAGAGTCCCTTCATTTCATCCCTACGGCTGAAGGACAAGGCGAAAACGGTGATATCGGCCCATTAAGGCCATTCGCTATAAATCTAAGAACAGGTGCTATATATGTCAGCCACGGGGCCAAAATTGAAGGAGGTCTAGCTATTGGTGCTACTGATAACGCACTGGGTGAAAACTCCATTGTTCTGGGAGATAACGACACCGGATTTAGGCAAGATGGAGATGGTATTATTAGCTTCTATTCAAATGGTTCGCGCATCGGACATATTGATGGGTTAGGATTACATCTTTATAAAGATATTGAATCTAATTGCAGCAATTTTAGATTAAAAAGTAATTACCGCCACCACATTACATTCACCAACGAAGACGGAAGTATTCGTATGTTTTTGTGGAAAGATAACGGTGGTGATGGTGTTCATATTAATAACGGTTCAGATGGTGGTGGTGATTTCATTTTTAAAACAGATGGGGGATTTGCGCTGGGAAGTGGTGCGCAAGTTGCGTCTAGTGGCGATATTTATGGTTCAGTGTGGGGAAACAACTGGTTAAGCACATGGCTGCATAATCATGTCGTTCGGGATATTCGTCTTGGCAGCATTGAATATAAAAACGTATGGCGCGACTACGGCTTTGGCGATGCGTCAGGTTATGTTTTAACAGCCGCAATTAACGGCAATGCGGATGATCTTGTCGACACTGTTGCCAGAAGGCCAATTCAGAAATTGATTGGGGGAATATGGTACAACGTGGGGAGTGTTTAAGATGATGCACTTAAAAAATATTACTGCTGGCAACCCTAAAACAAAAGAACAATACCAGCTAACTGAAAAAGCGGGCGTGGTATGGCTCTTTTGCGAAGATGGCAAAAACTGGTATGAGGAACAAAAGAATTTTCAGCCAGACACCATAAAAATTGCTTACGATGAGAACAACATCATCGTTGCTGTCAGTAAAGACGTTTCAACTATTAATCCTGAAGGGCTAAGCATAGTTGAAGTTCCTGATATTACGGCAAATCGTCGCGCAGACAATAACGGAAAATGGATGTTTCTGTATGGTAAAGTAGTAAAGAGGGAATATACAGAACAGGAACTGCAACAACAGGCCGAATCACAAAAGGCCGCGTTGCTTTCTGAAGCAGAAAGCGTTATTCAGCCACTGGAACGCGCTGTCAGGCTGAACATGGCAACAGATGAGGAGCGTAGCCGACTGGAAGCATGGGAGCGCTACAGTGTTCTGGTCAGCCGTGTGGATACGGCAAATCCTGAATGGCCACAAAAGCCTGAATAAAAATTAAGGCCCGATAGCGGGCCTTGTCTCATTCTGGTTGTTCTGGAAACGTTACTGGCAGGCTGGAGGTGTCTGTAGATTCGACTTTCTGCGCATAGAGCATCCACTCGGTTAATTTTTGTTTATTCTCGTCGGAAATGATGCCCAGCCGTAGCTGTGAGTCCCATAGCTGGGTTTTATCCCTGACAAGTTGCAACAGGCTTTGCTTTTCATTTTCCGCCTGTTGCCTCTTCTCTTCCCCGGTATAAGTTCGCTTTATCACTGCGCCATCTTTGAACATCCATTTACCCGAGATATCAGCCCGGCGATTTGCTGTAATATCAGGTAATTCAACGACGCTTGCGCCTTCCGGATTAATTGCTGAAACATCCTTTTCAATACAAATAATAACGCCGTTATGGTCATAGGCCATTTTCAATGTGTCTGGCCGGAAATTCTTTTGTTCCTCATACCAGGTTTTTCCATCATCTGAATAAAGCCATTTGATGTTAAATTGCTTTGTTAGCTGGTATTGCTCTTTTGTTTTAGGATTGCCAGCAGTAATGTTTTTTAAGTGCATCATAATTAAATACTCCCTGCGTTATACCACGTTCCATTAATGCAATACTGAATTGGCCTTGCCTGAGTTGTATCAATTAATTCATCACGGTTCCGTTAACTGAACCAGTAACGACATAACCTGACCTGTCAGACCAGCCAGGACCATTCCATGTCTGAACAGATGACAGACCGCCAAGGCGAATACCTGTAATAAACCTTGAGTTACATTCTGCCTGCGTATATGCACCAACATCTCCCGCAGAGGGTTTGCGTGTTGTGGTGTAAAACTCTGACCAGTTAGCTTCAAAGCCATAACCATCACGCGCTGAACGATAAAAGATACCGCCATTTCTGTAATTCACGCGGAACTGTACAGCAGGGCAACTCCCCGCATTCATATTAAAGTGGAGGATTAATGTCGATGCGCCACTGATATCTGCATCATAAACGCCGCTATTCCAGTTCCAGCCAACAGCTTTATCATTTGCAACCCTGCTTCCTGTTTGCCCTAAAGCAAATGCAGGCTGCTGGTTTTCGTGTTGTAGTCTCTTCGCCAGCCAGGAGCATAAGCATCACCATGATTAATATAAGTGAATTGAGCGTTAGTAATTCCGCCACCGCTGGACATGCTCGGCGTAGTAACGCGTATGGTCATTGCGCCGCGAGTGCCAATAACTTCCACCACAGCACCTGCAAGACAAATATTTCCGCAACCTGTATCTGTAATGACCTTATTATTTGCATAAGCCCATGAGCCTTTGCACATCCAGTAAGGATGGTTAAACGCTCCCTGACTCTCCTGCCACGAAATAAATTGCGCGGTTGTCCAGACCTGACTATCGCCACCAATATCCACCCATGAGCTATATGCGCGGCAGGCACCAATATTTTTGGTGAAGATATCTTTTCCTGGAATATCTGCGCCGTTCTGGTTTTTCTGTAATGCGCCAGAAGCCTGATTTACCGTTTCCTGTAAACCGAGGTATTCGATAACAGCGGCAACGGTCGATTCCGCAAGAATATCCCGCCCGACTTCTGTCAGGGTTGCCAAACTGGCAACGTCATTCCCCGTAAAATACGGAAACCTGTCTGCCGCAGTAACAAGCCCGGCCAGCGCCGTCAGGGTGGCATCTTTCGGTTGCTTACCCGCAAGCGCGTTAGTCATGGTGGTCGCAAAATTCGGGTCATTGCCCAGCGCCGCAGCCAGTTCGCTCAGCGTGTTCAGTGCATCAGGTGACGAATCTACAAGTGCGGCAATCGCGGCCATAACGAAAGCCGTGCTTGCGATCTGGGTACTATTAGTCCCCTGTGGCGCTGTTGGTGTTGTTGGCGTTCCGGTCAGTGCCGGGCTGTTTAATGGTGCTTTCTTGTTCGTTTCATCCATTACCGCCTTAACTAGCTTTTGGTGTTGCTGCCAGCGTTTCAGACGTGCTGTTCGTGGCGCTACTGAGCTGAACAATCCCTTTTTGTGTTGTGGTGGCGTTCTGGGCGGTATATTTCCCGTCAGCCAGGTCATATGCAGCCTTAACTGCTTTCGGTGTTGCGGCCAGTGTTTCTGATTCACTGTTAATTGCACTGCTTAACTGAGTAAAACCTTTTGCGGTCAGCGAGGCGTCCGGGTGATGTCGTGACTGTTCGTGCTCTGAGATTTTATCATCCACATATTTGCGGGTTGCCAGAACCACAGACGGGTCGATTTTCAGCGTGATGGCTTCGGTGTTCGTGACAACCAGAATCATGCGGATAGTCTGGGTACGACCACTGCCTTCCTGCAACTGCGGTTTGTACGTTTCCGGGCAGTTTGCCACCGCAATGAGTACACCTTCATCATCATAAAGACCAATCTCACGGATCCAGAATCCTCCCTCGTTTTCAGGGATGATTTGCTCCGCAATAATCTGGCTCTGATTGTTAGGGTCAACACTCAGAAGATTCAGCGGTGCAATGCGTTTCTGGTTAATCAGTTTTGTTTGTGCAGGGTCTGGTGTTGGTAACACACCATTTGCATCACCAACGGCCATTTGCGTCAGATTCAGCTTACTGCCGAGCATCGTCGCGTTAGCCAGTCGTGCCGCGCCCTGATTAGTCAGAATGGCGTAGTATTTCACTGTCATGCGTTTACTCTCAGATTATCAATTAAATGAATGGCCGGGGCAGGGAAATAATCCCCTTCGACAATAATGGACTCCGGGGTGTAGGGATAAACCGTCAGGGCATCGCCGTGATAGCATCCCGTACCAACGAAAATCTTTCCGTTCACACTCAGGCTGATCGCCAGCCCCGTCAGATGGCGACTTACTGGTTTTGCATCCGCAATAAGGCGCTCAAGTTCCTGATACATTTCATCGGTGATGCCCTGATCAAGTACTCCGACAACAATGCGAAATGTTCCCGGCTCCTCGTTGAGTTGCCACCACTCCTTTACTTCAATCAGGTAGCCGAGAGGCTCCACGGCTCTTCGCAGTGCGCTGATGGTCCCTTTGTGTCGGTGTATCAGCCATGCATCACGAATCACCTGTCGCTTTGTCTCTTCCGGCCAGTTGCGATCCCAGTGGTCAACGGAAAACGCCCAGGCGAGATAAGGCAGCAGATGCACCGGGCAGGTGTCCGGCGACCACAACGTGTTGAGGTCTACCGGAATGTCTGTAATGCGTGTTCCGACGGCTTCGGCACAACGCATGAAATTGCTGGCTGATGGTGGTAACAACGAATTACTCATTGCGCCACCTTCGCTGATGGTGAATGACTCACAGCGCGCCGCCTGTATGCCGCTGATGGCCATATTCTGTGTGGGTTCGATTATCTCCACGCGTTGCACACCGTGCACATGCAGTGCGGCAGCAATGGCGGACAACGCCACGTCCTGACCGATAAGCCCCTGCTCAGCCAGCCACTTCCTGAACGACGATTCAGCCGCGGCCAGAATAGGTTCGGATTCCGGGCCGGGGTAAAAGTACAGTTTTGCATTCAGCCGCCATGTCACGATTCTGGCGCTCTGTACGGTCAGGCGGTCGGCCACCGGACGGGTATCCTCTGCATTCAGAACGGCGCGAACGGTATTAAGCAACGCCTCCGTTGCTGTGCCGTCGCCTTCAGTGGACAGAATGGAAACCGTCACGACAGGCCCGGAGACGGGCTGATGGCCCGCGCATCACGCACCAGACCGCTGGCGCTGCGTGCAAAATACTCGTATGCACCTGACGGGCCAGCAACACTCAGGCCATCGTACGCCCGCTGTGCCCGCAGTCTCAGCGAGGTGTCACTTTCCATCACTGCGTCGGTGGTATCCGTTGCCGGAGTGATGGTCAGGCGCTTTGTGTTCATATTGCCCGCGAGGTTGTCCAGGTCTGTC